TTGATTGTCAATTCACCAATGTTCTTATCAGGAATTACGAATGTTTTCACATAGAATGAAAACTGTAAAGGCCAGATTGGATTGTTTCCATTGTCCAAAATTTGAACAAAGAAACGATTTGGTCTGCATACGTCCGAGAGATTATTCATGAAAGCAGTTAGAGTGATATTAGGATTTGCCATTGTACTTCTCCTTTATAAAAATTAAGATATAGATAGGTTTATTTTATTTATAATTTTTAAAAAGAATTGACTTTTGATTGAAAAGTGATAATATAAAAATATGAAAATTATAAAACTAAATTCGAGAAAATATCCAGGGCATAAAGTTATTGTTGATGATGAAGATTTTGAAGAACTTTCAAGATATAACTGGCATCCTGCAAACAGTCATGATAAAAAAGTTGCTTATGCTAAAGGTCATATAGATGGAATTTTAATTAAAATGCATCGATTCATTTTAAAAATTCATGAGTATGATATCAAAAATAAACTTATAGATCATAAAGATCAAAATGGATTGAACAATCAAAAAGATAATTTAAGAATATGTGATAATTCAAAGAATAAACAAAATGCCAATAAACGAAAAGTAAAATGTTCTTCTAAATATAAAGGTGTGAGTTTTAATAAAGCATTATGTAAGTGGCAATCTTATATTATGATAAATCAAAAACGATTTCATATCGGATATTATAATATTGAAGAAGATGCTGCTCTGGCATATAACGAAAAAGCAATTGAACTATTTGGAGAATTTGTCTGTTTGAATATTATTTCTTGACATTTTGTTTCATATATGATACTATCTTTTAAACCAGAGGGAGGAAATAATATGTTCGGATTTATATTTGCATTTCTGATGATGATATATTGTGCTGTTGTATATTTATTGACTCGACAACACATTGTAGGATTTTGTTTTATAATCAATCTTATATTAGTAATAACATATATTGTAAATTTACTCTTATAAAGAAAGGAAACCTATGGCTGATTTAGGCAACAAAGAAAGAAAAGCATATCTCGAAAAACAGAAGCTAATCTCTTGTGGTCGGTGTCCATATCACAGAAAAGAAAATGCTACTCCCACTCCACGATCAACCAAATACAAAAATATCAAACGTAATTCTATAAGAAAAAGCGGGAAGGTAAACTCATAAGTTACCTTCCCGCTGTTCTTTAAATGATATGAACTGCTGTTGTACATTGAGGACAGAACTTGAAACTCGGTTTGTTTTGGTGTCCACAAGTCGGGCATTGAATTTTATCTCTGCTGTATATTATTTGTTCAACTTCTTCGTCTAATGATTTTCCTCTCAACACAATATTGATAACATGAATTTGATATTCAAGTACTCCAATATAACCTTGTTGAAATTGTTGATTAGAAGTAGAACCTTGAACAGTAATTCCTTCTGGAGCAGACGAAACTGTTGATGCAAAACAATTCATAGTGTTAACAGAAGTATCACTACTTTTCATCTTTGGAGCAGCACCAACATTAATAGAACGTAATGTATTATTTTGAATAGTACTTTGTCTGTATTGTGTTCCACCAAAAGTAGTTGTCCACCATGCAGGATTTACAAAGTAATTAGTATACGGAGCTTCAAATTGATATTCAATTCTAATAATTCCATCATCAATTTTGTCTCCACGATGATCTGAAATCTCTTCTGTCTTCTCGATGAACTTAAATTTATTTCCTTTGTTCAGGCCGTTCAAGAATCTTTTCAATTCTAATTCTTTGTTAGGTTCGATCAATAAAGATTTTCCATAAAGAACATCTGTTCCGTCTATCGAAACTCTCACTGAAGCTTTTCTTGCATGATGGTTTTTGAATAGAATAGAATACTCTGTTCCGAATGGAAGATATACTGCTACTTGTCCTGGTGATCTGTACTCTTTTACAATTTTGTGATTGGCTTTTACGGACGCTACTAGATTAGATTGATAGGTCATGATAGTTCTCCCCTGCCTCTCGCTAGAGCAGTTGAATTTATAGCGAGAAAAATTTTAACTTCTATATTTCTATTTATATATTTTTTCTTGACCTTTTATTTTACTTGTGATATAGTATAATCTACATGGTAAACATATTGCAGAATAACTCTAACATTAAGAGAAGGAGGTACTTATGCATCCGGTAATGTAATGTTACCATCGTAGAAAAGAAAAGGGAAGCCCGATCATAGGCTTCCCTTTTTTGTTACGGAATGTCGGTACTTATAAATAAGTGCCGAGGTTTTGTTACTGATTACCGTTTGTAACAGTTTCAGTAATAGTTGTGCTTGTTCCCAGGATATCGAAGTATACGTTAATAAATTCAGCTACTCTGTTTGGTTGTACAGACACATTCATAACCAAACCATTTTGTGCGATAACTTGAGGAGTATTATTTAGCGAGTCGCACTGAATGCTGTATCCTACAACTCCTCTTCTTGCTTGTACAGAACGAAGATAAGGATCAACGATACCAACTAATCTTGCTCTGGTGAAAGTATCATTGAATTCGAACAGACCAACCTTAACAGCAATAGCAACAGCACGTTCAATAGTGATCATCAGTCTTCGTACATTTACACGATCAAGCGCACTAGGAACTGCTGTGGCTGTTTTATTTCCCATAGAGATACCAGCACCTTCACCAGCAACATTCATAACTGGATTAAGGGCATTTACATACAATGCATCACGGTTAGCTTTATTGGGATTGAAAGCAAGTTTAATTACATTCTTGATCTTTCCTCTAGTCAAACCATCTGCTGCCCACCAAGGATCAAAATTAGCATCTGTCTGAGCATAAAGACCAGCAATGTCTCCAGCAAGACACATCCAACGATTTACGTCATTGAACTTATCGTATTGATATTTCATGTTTGCAACAACCTTTGTATATGTTCCAAAGGTATTGAAAAGCATATTTGGATTAGTGCTAGTAGTTCCGAAATTATCGATCATGTATTGTGTAGCTTGAGTATTAGATTTACCAACCAACGAACGATAATCATAAGGAGCAACTATTGCTAAACAGTCATGTCTAGTTTCTGCAATTTGAGACATACCATTTAAGTCCATCGAAGGAGCAATAATAAGATCGATATCAAATGATTCAGCATCTGCAAAAGCAGCTTCAGCATTCTGGAAGTCTCCTAAAGTATATCCGTTAGGATTATAAACACCTTGAGGAGGAGTATTAACTATATCGATTGTAAGATCGATCAAACCAAGATTATTCAGATATACAGGATATACTGTACCAAAAACATTAACTCCATCTACTACTGTTCCTCCATCAGAAACAAGTTGAATCAAAGGAAGATTTGCAGTATCAACCAAATCTAATTCTTGATCAGTAGAAGTTTTAACATACATATAATTTGAACCATAGAAGAATACTTCATCAGCAAATTCATTGTTGTTTGCATAATCTCTTGCTTTAGGATTATAAGATGCAAGTTGTGTTTCAACTATTGCAAACAGACCAGAAGCATTTTTCTTACAGATAACTGTTACGAATTCCTCATTCAACCAATTAGGAACATACTCATACAATTGACTAAAAGTAACCAATGATTCAACATTAACAGTAACAGCAAGAAGAGTTGAAGCATCAACGAAAGTTTCAGGAGTAGTTACTATGATAGAATTATCGAACACTGTAGTATAAAGATTAATACCACGAAGGATAGTAGAATGTGTTACGATATCTGTAATAGCATCTCCAGAAGCAATTGCAAGAGCCTGTGCAATACCATCATCTAAAGTAATAGTATTGTTAACAGTATCAATAGAAATTATTTCATAGTTAAATGTACCAGGAACATTATCAAGACCTGGAAGAGTATCAGGAGAATTATCAGTAAAGAATGTTCCATTAGAAATGAATTTTAATTCTGTTCCTACAGGATAATTGAAATCACTTTTTACTTTTATTGTTGTAGTGCCAGCAGGAATAATATAACCTGGATGACTTCCTGAAACTATACTTGGTTCATAATTTCCTACTAGATAATCATCAGAAGGAGTGAAGAAATAGTAATCAGAGTTAGAATAAAGTTCTTGTGCTGCTGACAATGTAGCAGTAGTTGAAGAACCAACTATCAAAGATTTAGTGAATGTAACAGTATAATCTCCACCAACCGAAACTGGATAAACTATATTTGAAACATAGTAAAGTCCACAGTCTGTTCCGTTTACTATGTTTGTGTCATTGAAAGAGAATATATTATATAGTTTCAATCCGAAACGTTTAGTTCCATCAAACACAACATCTACTGTAGGATTACTAAAGTTAACAGTAACAAGTGATTTTACTGTTCCATAATAATCAGAAATATCACCAGGAACAACAGCACCGTTTACAACTATGTTTGGTGTGCCTGAAGATACAACATTCTTTACTGTAAACAATTTACCGTTTCCATTGAACTGTGATCCTATTTGAAGAGTATTGCTACCAGTAACAGTGATCTCACCAGAAGCAAGAAAAGCACCACCAACATTATTCAAAGTAGCATCGTTTATTGCATCGATAGTTGCTGTTGCAAAAAACTCATTTGCGATAGGAGAATTCCAGTAAGTAGAAGTAGAACAAACAGAAAATCCTAAAGACTGTGAAGGAGTAATGTAACGATTAAAGAATGTAAGTTTATCAGAAACTATCATATCCTGTAAAGTAATTTCCGCAATTGTTGAATTATAAAGATTTCCAGCAGGAGTATTATTCTGAATATATCCTTCAGGATATGATCCAGTAAGAGCAACACCAGCATTCAATACAGAAGTATTCATAGGACGAACAGCATAAGCTGTCTGAGCATATTGTAAAAAGTTCCAGCAGTTAAACCAATCTAGATAATTATAAGTAGTTGGAATATCAAAAGCAGTAGTAAGATCAGATTCGTTTGTAATAGCAAGCAGTTTATTACTTGGACCGTTCTCAGCAGTAATAATAAATCCTGTTAATGAAGATTGAGGTTCAGCAGTATATCCTGATTGATCAATTTCAAATGTCTGAACAGCAGGACTTAGAGAAAAAGTTCCATAATTTATAGAAGCCATTTATTGTTTCTCCTTATAGTATAGGTTTTATTTTATTTATAAAAATCCTAAACTTTTATGTTAAACTATACTATGTTTTTATTTTTATAAATATAAAATGTAGTTTATTTAATTTGAGTGATAGTCCAAAAGTCATCAGCTAAATCACTGTTAGTTAAATATGCATATGGTAATGTAAAATATCCTTTCATTCCCCAATCCAATCCCCAGGAATTTCTCATAATGAATCTTTGTGAATGATCATCATATCCAACACACATAACAGCATGACCACCTATAGTACATTCATGAGGAGAAGGAAGATTGACTATTCCAGTTAAAGAAACATAATCTGATTCGAAACTATCATAAACAGTTATACCACATACTACTGGAAAATTTTGTGCTAAAGCAGATTTTATATTAATAATATTTGTATTGTCTACAGCTTTATAAGCAATAGCAGTAAAAGCAGTAGCAGCTTTATAAGCAGCATCGTCAGGTCTGACATCAAATTGTTGTATATCATAAGGCCAAAGAGTTTCAGGACATACTCCAAGCGAGTTAAGAGTTTTAATTCCATCTCTAAGTTCAGCACCAGCATCTTGACTAGTAGTTCTTTCTATAACTCTTTCATTATAATAAATGAAAAGACGAGAAGGAGTAACAGTTTGCAAACCTTGTTTGATCATATCAAACTCTACGGCAGCAGCAAGAGCATTTGCTGTACAACTTCCAAGAGTTAACTGATTATATACTGGAGGACAAGAAGGTGTTAAATCCACAGATACCGGCAATGCTTGTGGAGCTATCAACATTGTAAATTTATGATCTCTAAAATCAGGTTTTTGAGGTCGCCAGCCTCCAATGAAACTATGAATTAAATTTTCCATAATAAAATCTCCTTTGTATTATTTATCAAACATCCACATAAATTCTTTCATTGATTCTTTTACTCTTTCAATTTCTTCCAAAACAGCATCACCACAAAAATCAGGATTGATCATTGCACCTGTTCCATCGTTATCTTTATTCTCTTGAAATGTTTTTATAACAAAATCTGCTGGTACAATTCCATCCACAGATTGTTTATCATTGATAAAATATAAAGAAACAATCAATGCCATAACAGTATCATCTAAATGACCTGAATCTCCTCCGTAAGACTTTTTCTTTTTGGTGAAGGTAGTGAGTTGATTAATAGTATCAGAGTCCTTTAGAATCAAATGTTGGCCCTCTATAAGCATTTTTAAGTTCGAACATCCTAAACGTTTTGTCTTAGCTGTAGTTTTTATTCCTGGTAGATTTGATTTCTGTCCATAGTAAACATTCTCATATTCAAAATCGTCTACAATTAAATTAGCAATTTCTAATCCAGTTGAGTTTGCTTCAATGAACATATAAGCATCGTTATAATATTTTCCTAACTGAACAGCGATTTCTGGTATTTCAAAATAAGTAATACCTTCTTTGATATGACAAGTCGCAACTTGAATATAAGGAGTAGATGTTATATCTAAAACTTGAAGAGCTATTGCATCTCCTACAGTTTCTTCCATCATTTCTGATGAATCTAATCCTAAACTATAGATGTGACCAGGAACAGGATTATCATATATTTTTATGAATGGTAAGTATCTTGAATCTACTTTCAATCCCATTGGATATATTGGAGAAAATTGTGTGATTGTATTCAATATATGAGATTCTATTAAGGTTCTTGAAGAACCTAAGAAGTCGTTTCCAAACTCAGAAGCAAAATCTCTTTCAGAAGTATTGGCAATTGTTTCTTCTTTCCATTTTATATCTCTACCAGGAACTTCCCACCAATCAACTCGATATGGAACAAACTTATTTCCTTTACCAGCAATATCATCTTTACCATTGATAGCATCAGTCCAGAATTTATAAAACTGATTCAATCCGTTTGGAGTACTTACAATTATAATTTTAGATTCAGTAGAAGAAGAAATAGTAGGATATACAGAAGAATAAAACTTAGACCATTGTTTAGGAAACACAAATCCCATCTCGTCAAGAATCAAAACATTAATTGCCTTAGAACGAATAGCAGAAGATGAAGTAGCAGATGCGATAATAACACATTCATTTTCTAATTCAATTGATCGTTCATTCCATTTCTTAACACCTTGTTGAAGAAACTTAGGCAATAATTCATACGCCATTTTTATCTTAGCAAGGATGCCAACAGAAGTATCTAACTTATTTGCAAGGATCGCAACTCTCTTTGCTTCATTGAAAAGAATATACCATAGACAAAATATTTCATATGAAGTAGACTTGCCACACTGACGAGAAGCCAGAACAATATTGAAACGATTATTAATGAAGTTGTTAATTATATTGTCTTGATAGAATCTTGTCTTTACCTTTATGATACCTTCATCAAGAGATGTTATGTGATAGTATGTCTGAGCAAAATATTTCCAGTTATTTTTACACTTTATCATTTCTTCTACATGTTCTTTAGTATATTCTAAAACACACTTACATGGTTTCAGATTACTATTACCCGAATAAGAAATAGGTTTTCCTTTTATATCAAATTCAAAATCTGTTATCATCAATCATTCCTTATTCTTCTTCATTTTTACTATCAGTAAAATGAATAAAATCTGCTATC